TTTCAGCACGTTCTGGTAACAGCCCTAGTCCTAAAAGTCCTTCAGCCATGTCAGAAGTTCCTTGTGTATCGGAAACCGGCTGTGATGCTGTCGAGCAAGCCCTTAACACTAGCGGTTCGCTCAGGCACACGAGCATTAACAAAAGCATTGAAACCATCTTGCGCATAGTTGACACCCATTGTACCACCTTGTGGACCATAGTTCAATGTGCCGGTGAAGTCACCCATTGGCACCTGTGCAATTGGCACCTCTGCATCAATTTTGTAATCAAGTAGCCCACCTTGGCCCACGGTTGCCTGCGCTTGGCCTTCCCAGCCGGGTATGACAGACAGGTCTATCCTAGGTGTTACAGTGGTGGCCGCAGGGTCCATAAAATCAGGTTTCACGCCTAGGCCCACTCCCTGTGGAAGCTCATCCTTAACAGGCTCTATAACCATGTTATCGAATTGACGCGCCAACTGCTCAACCCTGTCCACGTTTTCGGGACCAAGAGCAGAAGCAGCCCCCATTGCTCCAAGTCCAACCGCTCCCTCCACGGCCTTGTCTTTCATGTGGTCAAGAACTTCGGTAGCCCCTGCCCTAGCCGCCGCCTCTTCAAAGTCCCGGTATTTATCTGTTATTTGATCAAATATGTTTGCCACTAGGCTGCACTCCTTGCTATATCAGCGCCCTCTTCCAGACCAGACACGCCCACGTTTTGCACCGGCTGGGGCTGTAGCATACTGGCAATTTGTTGTATCGCTGCCACCCCTGTGTCGGTTGGGACCATGCTCTGCTGTGCTGGTTGGGCGGGGACCACCTGTTCCGTGCTCTTCGGCTCTACGACAGGGACTTCCTCATCTGTAGGATAAATCTGATCTGCCTCGTTCATATACGCACTTACAGTCGCCGCCATCAATCCGTTCCTTCCAGCCATTAGGCCGTTAGCAGATTTCTGGGCATTTCCAAGAATACCACTGGCCATCTTTGATTTTGCCTTCATAATGTCACTTGGCGATTGTCCAGCCTGTAACATCATGTTTACATCTGTCCACGCTTTTGTATGTGGAGCAATTTGCCTTGACCCATACATAAAGCTGGCAGGCTTCATAGCCCCCTTAAAGTCCAGCATAAGAAGTTTTCTCCATATGCTCACAGGCTGTTCGGCCACGGACAGTGCGCCAGCATTCGGATCAATGTTTAATGCACCACGTATGTTCAGCGCCAGATCGTCCATGCCTTCGTAGATTTCCTTGCCAAACAGTTCTGTCATGTTTTCTACGCCGTTTGTACCGCTTCTAGCAGCAATCCAATCGTCTGCCCATCCTTTTATAGCAGCATTCTTTTTGCTAGCACTTTCCTCTGCCATGGCGTTGATTACACGACCCCAGTTCTCGCTGAACATTAAGTCTCTGTAAAACTCACCGCTGCGTTTGTCAAGAGCGTCCAATGAGCGCAGTTGTGCAACAACGCTGTCGAGATCAGACTTTGCCAGATTAGCTCCAATCTTCCCAGTATCTGTTACAAATTGCTCTGCCTCTTTGAAACTCATTGCCAAACCAAGTTTTTGCTGTGCAAGTGCAGCACTCTCTGGGCTACCCTTGGCAATCTGGTTGAGCAACGCCTTATACTCTTTCATCGAGTCCTGTTGGAACAGTTGCTTCATGGCCTGTTTAGCCTTAGCATCTCCGACACGCTTGGTCATAGTTGCCTCAAGAGTGTTTATTTTCTTGAGTGCATCGGCGGCTTTCTTGGCACCGGCTTCCCTAGAAATTCCCGATGCGGACAAAATATCCAGCTTGTTTTCTCTGATGAAGTTGACGCCGAGTGCGCCTAGGATTTGTTCCTTTGTCTCTAGGCCAATGCTGCCACCTACTGCGTCTTTGCCGAATGCACGTTCCAGTTTGTTCAGAAGTGTAGCAAACTCCGCACCCTCTTTGCCATTTACAAACTGCGTGAGAAACAGCTGTGAGTCATCTGTGTTTCGCTTGGCCACTTGTTCAAACAAGCCGTTCTTCCCACGGTAGATATTGACAAACTCAGAATACTGAGAATTGACTTTTTTCAATCTTTTTTGAAAAGACGAAGGAACCTCTGGAAGTCTGGAAATTTGGTTTTGAGTTGCGGCAGACAATTCTAGATTTTTACGAACAGCTGCAAGGTTTGCTCTTTTTGCGTAGCTTTGCTTGCGAATTTGTTGATCAGCATCCATAAGGTCTTGAATCGTTATGCTGCTTCCGGTGTAGTTAGTTGGTTCCTTTTTCTTGTTAAGTTTGGGATTAACAGGAACAACTGTACCGTCATCTTTGATTTTTATCCTAGATGTGATACGACGATGAAGAGGACTTTCTGGACCTAAAGCATTAACCACTTCGTCAACACTTAGTCCAGACTCGTCTGAAACACGTGTGAGAAAAGTAGACAAACGTTGAGGAGTAAGTTCTCCACCCATGTTTCTGAACTGCCCATAGAACTCATCACCTTCAAAGGCTCCCATGCTGCGTCGGTACTGTGAAAGAAGTTTGTCCTCTGCAAGCTCCTTGAATCCACGAAGTGTACTTGCAGCCGCACTGGTTACGCCAAGAGGTGTCGCGTTAAAATCAGTAAGCTGTTTCATAATTTTGTCAGCAAACTCTAGCTCACTTTTGCTCAAGTTTGCTTTCAGCTTGGCAACAGTCGTAGCGTCAGGATCGCCAAGGCGTTTTGACTCCAAGGCAGTAGAACGGTACTTGTTCATAAAGTCCATGGTACGTTTTGCAAACGAGTCACCAAGCTGTTTGGTACCGATGCCTTCAATTTTGGTCAGTATGTTGCCAGCCATGGTACCCTGATCTCCAACAAGGGTACGCAAGCTAAGAAGCATTGCGTCGTCTCTGGCGGCTTTTTCAGCTGCGTCTTTAGAAAGACCGTCAGCAATATATTTTTGAGTAAACCGTTCTATGTTTCTGTTCTGGGCATCAAGCATATCTTGAATTTGCACTGGGGGAACATTTTGAGTTCCGGGGGCCATGTCTTTAGACGCAGCTTTGATACGGTTGCCCACGCTACCCACCGCTGCAAAAGGAGCACCTAGAACTATACTACCCAGACCAACTACCAGCCCCTCTGTGCCAGCGTCTTGCAGAACTTCACCAAGTGATTCACGTTGTGTACCACGAAGTTTCTGGACCCCTTCAAGACCAACATTGGCCACGGCATCACCAAACCCGGCACGTGCTGATCTGGCAATCAGCCCACGCCCAGCAATGGCAGACAACAGGCCACGCGCAGCCGTTCCGCCCACAGCGCCTGTGCCGGGAGCCATAGGAACTAACAGTTCGGCTGCGAGTGCGCCAGTGCCTACGACCACTTCAGGAATAATGTCAACTAAGTCGTAGACAGAAGTGTTGGTCCCGTCCAACATGACCTTTCTGTCATCTTTTGGCTCAATGCCTACAGCCCTAAGACCATCGGGCGTGACAAAGGGCTGACCGCTAAAGTCAGCAACTCCCCAATTGCCTTTACCAAAAACGCCGTCAAACTCTGCTTTGATCTCGTCTGGATTACCGCTGGCAAGGGCGTTACCAAAGCGAGCACCAAAGTCTCCAACGCCGCTTTTCAGGTCAAACTCTCTTTCGATATCTACGGCAATGCCACGCTCAATTGCCTTGTTTGGCATTGTCCTAGCAATATAGTTTGTTATCTCTCCATCTGTCATACCGTCAGGCACATTAACTTGCGTACCGTCCCACAGATTTATCATTTCTGCCATTATTATTTACCTTGGTTTGGGCGTGTAAAAAGAGGGCTGCTCGGAACGACTGTTCCGTAGCTACGTAAACCATACACTCCTGTCATAATAGCGTTAGTTTCGTTAGCCTTTCTTTGCATCGAAGCAGCAGCAGTTTCATATGCCTGTTCTAGCTCTTTTATCGTCTTAAACGTACCAGCTTCGGGTATCAACGCACGAATTAGTTTTTGTTCGTCTTTATTAGCTTCCCTACCATATGCTTTGGAGGCAATCAGCTGAGTTCTAATTTCTGCTACAGCCTTGTTTACAGATGTTTGAGCATCAGGAGATAAGTTAATATTGAACGCTGCTGCTATATTGTTTAAACCAGCTAGTGTAGAACCAACAGCACCAGTTGCAATGCTTTTTGAAAGAATACTTTTGATCCTGTTAAACGTGTTCAAACCAGATTGATATACTCCCATTTCTTTATACAAATTTGTAATTTCAGGTGTCGGCTTAGGCGGCTTGGGCTGTGCCTTGATCCGCTCTTTATCAAGCTCAAGCTGTGCCTCTGCTTTCTTCTGATCAGCAGCTGACCTAGCAGCCTGTACATCCAGCGCAGACTCGCTAAACGCAGCCAAGGGACCAACGCCGTACATCCGCTCTGCACGCGCCATGCCCTGTAGAGTAGACAACAGACCTGAACGTGCCATGCGCTCTAGGAAAGAACGCTCTCTGTTGTTGTCTCCAACACCATTGCCAAGTTTGAGACCAGCCGTGGTTGCATCGCTAGGCTGAGCGGGTGCGGGAGGCAGAGCAGGACCACCCAATGCGTTAGGCTGGCGCATGTCCGATGCAATTGCTCTTTCAGCGGCCCTAGTTCTCATGTAATAAGCAGCGGCAGACTCTCCCGGTAACTGGGGAAGCGATGGCGGCGGTCCTCCATATGAAAGGCCACCCATAGCATTAGGCTGCTGCATGTCCGCTGCCGACACACTGCTTAATGCCGCACGTTGTTCTCTGGCAAGTATATTTTCTCGCGCTGCGTTCATTCTTTCTATAGCTCCACCTGCCGACATGTTTGGACCACCATCCCGAAGTGCAGCTTTTTGAGCAGCTATAACTTTTTGGCGTATATTAGCTTCTTCTTGTTTTCTTTGTTCTTCAAGACGTTTTTCCTCCTGTCTCTGTGCCACCGACTCTTGTATCATTTGATTTCTTCGATCACCCCTTTGTTTAGATCGAAGGAGCTCCATCATTTCCCTCCGAACCCCGGGATGTGTAGTACCTAAAAGGGTATTTATAATTCTTTCAGTCATAATCTATCTCACACTAGATATTTAATTGGGTTGTTGCGGATGCTATTAGTCAGTAATCCGCCGAGCAACTTGGAAATCTGTTCGTTGTACTGCGCTGAACTCATCAGGTAGCTGGGTACTTGGTAAGGGTTTTCGACTTGTCGGTATCCAACGCTTCCTCTAGGCATGCCGGGAATACCCGGAGGTTTCTGATTGAACAGAGCCCCTCTAGAGGCCGCTTTTCCAGAAGGTATTGCCCCACTTAGGTCCTCTAGGTCTTCTGCTACTTCCTTACCTGTTTTCTCTCGGCTGTATTTATATTTGCCGTCCTCGCCCATCTCCCGCTTCCAGCCCATCTCAGCATATTCTTGGTATTTTGCTTCCTGCTCTTGGCTCAGACCAAATCCGCCGACATTTCCAGAGTCTGCGGCATCGAAATAGGCGTCTAGCTCTGCCCGTTCCTCGTCACCTAGGTCTACTGTTTTTCTCCCCAAGTTTGAAAAACCCGACTCGATTTTGTCTCCAAAATAGTCCAAACCCGATTCGATTTTGTCTCCAACCGTGTCTGCAAGATCGCTAACATCGTTAAGAAAACCCCAACTGCTACTCATCACAATGCTCCATAGTTGACCATCAGGTATCCATCTGGTCCACGTTTGACTGCCTCTGGTACAATCTTCTGCACTTCTTGTGCAATTACTCCAAACTCTACCTGATCACCAGCAAGCTCTTTGCCCTTTTCACTCCACTTCCACTTGTAAATCTTGATACCGTTTTCAAGCTTGCCTACAAAGGTGATCTTACTTTTGAGCCTCTTGTCAGACATATAGAGTTTTGCACCCGTGGCGGCAGCACTGGCAATCTGACTAAACGGACTAGGCCCACCGGCAAATCCCTGACTACCATAGCCGCTAGACGTTTGCTGCATCTGTGTACTGCTACCCAAACCGGCCAAACCACCGAACAAGTTAACCATAGTAACAAGCTGCGCTCTACGTGCCTCTTGATCTTGTTGAGCTAGTCGCGCAGCATCAGTGGCAGAAGCAGCCTGTCGTGCCTCTACGTCCTTGCCGATAGCTTCCTGCAAGGCTGCGGGTGTCATCTGAGCTTGCAGGGCTTGCTGGGCCATTCCCGGCGCTCTCTGCGAAGCGGCAATTCTACGAGCTTCGGCCTCTTGTAGCGCAGTGGCCATCTGACGTTGTGCTAGTTCTTCACGTTTCTGTTGCTGCAAAGTCTCCAGTTCTCCCAGAGCAGTAGACCCTAGGCCAAACTGACCAGCTTGAATTGCCTGTTGCTGTGCGGTTTGTTTATCCCGCTCAGTCATGTCTCTGGCTTGCTGCGCTATAACGCCAAGCTGTGCCTGATAAATCGGGTCTTGGCTGGGGTCGGCTAATCCTCTAGAAATATCAGCCTGACCAAGTTGCATCAACTGAGGAGCTAGTCCAGCAGAAGCCTGTCCTACCTGTCCATACAGGTCCCTAGCTGCTAAAGTTTGGGCAGAATCTTCGGGAACCAAGCTTCCAGTAAACAACTCAGGATCGGCGCTAAAAGTTTGCTGAATAGGGTTAAGCAAGTTTTGAATAAACGGCTCTACAGGAGCATACGGCGTGACCTCAGTTGAACCGCTAGTGGCCGACTGAAACGGCGTAGATACCACTACAGGAGGCGGCGGTGAAAATATCTTGGACATGTTATAATCTCTTTCTTACAGTTATGCTTTTAAACTCATAGCCCATCGGCTCCATTACCTTTTCCCAACCTTTACGGCCCGTCATCTCGAAAAATTTAAATCCAAGTTTTTTATAGTATTTTTCCACAACTGGAGTTACTATACTAAAATCAAACTTGCCTTCTATAGCCTCTGCATTTATGCCTTTACCTCTTGGCATTTCTGCAAATCCTATAATAATACATCCCTGAATGTTATCGTAACCGTCTGTAGAAATCCAAAAGTCACTTTGTTTATTTATGACCCTTTTAATCAAGTCGTCCGCTGTGTACAGGTCGTCACATTTTATTTTTTCTACCATGTGTTCTATTCTAGTATAACACTTGGCTAGTTTTTTTCTAGTTAGCGGATTGTCTGCATTAACAAGTTTATAGCTTAACCCACGCTCCAGCGGCGTTGTAAAAATATATTCCTTCTCCGCTGCCGGGGTTCCAGTTACTGCCATCAGCATACCTGATGTCTCCCTGTTGTGGATCACTAGGTTCCACGTTTAACACATCTAAGTGACCGTCTCTTACCAAGTCTAGAACAGTTCTAATTTCTAGAAACATTGCATCTATAAAACGAGGTATTTCTTCTATCTGGGTAGGACAGAATGTAGGATCAAACCTTAAAAACTCTCTGCTCATCTGTCTGACACAATCTCTGATTCTATTGCATAACCGGACAGATTAAACTGAGAAGCAGCCTCGCTTTCAATTTTAATAGCAGCATACCTGCCTTTAACTCTACAGTCTACTTTGTTGTCGGTTCCTATAGTAAACGAAACAGGAGTGTTATAGACAACCCCGGAACCGGGGGACATTTCTGCTCCAACACTGATGTCAACAGTTCCAGTACCCTCTATTCTAGGATACACTCTTGTTATGCTTTTAACGGAATCTGCCCTACCCGCATTTAATCCACGGCGTTCTAAGGTAGTTGTAAAGTTTGTGCCGTCAAATGTAACACCAGAGTCCGCAAGGTAAAACTTGTTATCCGATGTTCCACACATCAACAAAGAATCAATAGAAGGGTTATATTCTTGCTGTCCCCAGTTAAGTGTATTACCTTCATACGTTCCTGTAGCAGCAGCCCATGTATTTGTCAAGGAGGGGTTTACCAAACCTTTTGCTACATAGTTTACACTTGGTAAGTCTCTTGTAGCCCAAGTGTTTTCAATGTAGTTCCATATTAGAGCCGTATCCGTATAGCCCCCGCTTGCCCCCGTAGATGGAAAACATATCCATACTTCGTTTTTTATTTTATTGTGAGCCAAGAATGTTTTATAAAAATATGTAGAATCAATTTTAGAAAACAAGAATGTTTTCATCTGGTCGTCTATAACACTTTTAATTGAGTTGCCGTTATGTACTACTACATCGTTCGTAGTTACCATAACATGCTGTCCATCGCCTAGGTCTACAACAGCATCTCTGCTAAACAATCCTGTATCTTTAAATACCTCTCGCACGTTAAAGGTAAACGCCCCGCCCACGTAGTTAAGAGAATACACACTATCCTCTTTGTAAACCATTAACAGGTTGCCTAGCTGGACGGCGTTTAGTATATGTCCCTTTGTACCCATTAAAGACGTTTCAGCAGCTTCCGAAGCAGCAGAAGAAGTAGTCCAAGTATTGCTACCATTATTGTCTGCGCCCACCGGTATAGCATCGCTCCACCGTATAGTAAAAGGTTTTGACACCGCTGATCCGCTACCGCTATCGGTAAGGTTCAATGCTATTAAATGATTTCGGAAGGGGACAATAGCCTCGCATTTTAAAGTTGCTGGCCAGTGGGTAAGGTCAGCAAACTGAGAACCACCTTGGGTAAAACTTTGCGGAGCATCTATACCGTTACACGCTATAAGAACGCCGCCCAATACACCGCCTTGCCAGTTATTAGTTGTGCTTGCAATAGTAGTATAAGCGCCAGAAGACCTAGTAACATCTGCATGCGTAGTTCCGGTAATTTTACGAAGACCCGTAGCAGTACCATAGACCCACAGTTCTGTGCTGCCCTGTAGCCAGCTTGTGGCCCAATATGGATTATTGTTAGTACCGGGATCGCCAAAAATTTGTATATGGCCCTGTATTTTACCAGCCTTGCCGTCTATAAACCTTACGTTATTTCCATAGCTAAAATAAGAAGGCGGCATGTCATAGGGAGACAAATCTGTGTTAATACTGAACCGTGGGGCTTGCCTACCGTTTATGTCAAACAATTCTTTAGCCATTAACCGCTACCTGTTGACGTTTGCTCTGACCAATCAGTTGAGTTGTACTCTTGCAGAGCGATGTAATCTGAGTCTTCTGCCAGAATGTTTCCGCCAGATTCTTGAATTAAACAAAAATTTTCTATTACCCAGTTAGTAGCCATTAAGCACCTCTACGAACTAAGCCACCGGGGTCACCTTGAACCGACATCTGCATAACAGTTCCGCTATACCTAGCCGCCTCTTCTGCTGCCGTTACGTCATCCATTGCTTTCTGGTAAATAGCCGAGAAACGCTGTGTTTGTTCCGTGTCGTTAAGATACACAGCCCCTTCCAAACATGATCCAAATAGATACAGATCAGGGAAAGAACTTAAAATGTCATTGCTAGTAACACTATTAGATAAAGGAATAAGTTTTTTATAGTAGTTAATACCCAGCGTATACGTAGCATCAGGAGTAGGATAAACTTTTATATTTTTTCCCAAATTTGTATAAGCTCTGGGATAGCCGCTAGTGTACGCTCCGTATTCCCGGCTTCCAGATTCCGGGGAAAGATAACTTAAAGCATAGCTATTTGTATCTGAAGTTTCGTACGTAATGTTACGAAGTTCAATTAGATCGGAGGGCAGGTTATAAAAAGCAGTATTTGCTGCGGTAGTAGTCTGCGCTCTAACCATGTTTACTCTAACACGAAGTTCCCTGTCTAGCCTGTTCTCGGTTAAGGCTATAAAATCAGGTATAATGCTAGTTAAATCATCCCTGTTAAGATAATTTGCTACGCTTGTTTTTATCTCTGAATACGTTGAAAGGCTCATTAGATATTGCTTTCATGTGTCCGTAAAAACCTATACTCAGGATCGTTTAAAAGTTTTTTAATCTTAGGCCAATGATCTTTGTTCATCATGTCTACGCCGTGTTCTCTCTTCCATTTTTCTACAATAATAAGAGGAATACTGGCAACCTTACGCATGCCTAATTCTTTAGTTTCAACGCCACCGTTGATGTAATCCTTGTTAAACTCTTTTTTGTTAAGCTCAATTAGCGGCCTAACATCTTGGACAGAGTGTTGAACAAGGTTGTCCCCATCTGCATCATATGTAGTTTTGCGTTTAATAGGAGAAAAATCAGTCATTTCTTTACCTTCTTTTTTCCTTTTGTTTTCTTTTTGGGAAAACCCTTTTTCATGTTTTCGTATGCTTCTGCAGTTATCGTAGAGTTTTTCTTACTACGAGAAGTGCCAGCCCTCTTTCTTTTATTTATGTTTGCGTATAAAGACATTTTTTTCCTTAAATGGGGAGAGCCATTACAGCCCTCCCCGTAGTTAAGAACTTACGCGCTTAGGTCGTAAACCGCACCAAGAGCTTTTTCGTTGTCTACCTGCAAGGTATATTCAACGACAATGGCACGCTGCTCTCCATCAGAAGTAGAGGCTACTTCACGCTGGAAGAACGGACGTAGGTAAGCAAGCTTGTAATAATCTGGATCAATAAGCCAGCAATCCCGGTCGCGCTGTAGGCGGTTAGGGACAACAGCCATTTCACCAAAGTCACTTACATAAACGTCCATGCCGCCAACAATACGCTGGTCAGTAGCGTCTATAAAGTTGGATACACCGGAGCTACCACCTACTCCAACAAAGCTAGAGAAAGTCTGCTTCTGTGCAGGAGCCATCATAAGGTATTTCGTATCCGCACCGTTGTTGTAAGCGGTAAGAATAACAGCCTTAAGAAGAGCTTCAGTAAAGGCACGTTTGTTTCCATCACTGGAATCCGTACGAGCCGCACCAGCACCTGCACCCGAACCACCAGTACCCGCACTTACGTTCGTGGCAACCCATGAAGTAAGACTTCCAAGTTTACGAACAGTGGAGTCGGCAGACATGGCAGTTTTGGCAGTGTTAGCGCCAACCATCGTTGATTCCATATCACGCTTAAGTTCTTTAGCGCGTTTGGACATCTGGTAGGCTAGCTCTTCTTTACGACCTGCTTTCGATACGGCGTCGAGCGTACCGGAAACAAGCGTAGTTTTCAAGCTGATCTGACAAATGTTGCCAAGGCGAGTAGTAGCCGAAGGTTCTGCGGCGGTAAGTGTTGAACCCTCTTCGTGGTGGTTGTTAGTAGCAGCGGCTGTAAGAGCATCCGTTTGCCACTCATGGTTTACTGCAATTGCATCTGTCCGACCACCCATCGACATAAACGGTGTATCAGTCGGAGAGATGTCATAAATTACATTTTCCAAGTCTTCACGAAGACCCTTTGCGGAAAACGTAACGTACACACCAGTTGGTTGTGCCATTTTATTTACCTCATTGTTTAAAAGTTAAGAATCTAACAAGTCCAGAAAAACATTTGCAGCATCTCGGTGATGGCCTGTTTTCGCTAATCTTTCTCGTTTAGCCTGAACACTTTTCTTAGCCTTTTGAGACTTAGTTTGGGGTGTTCCTGACTTAACAACCTTGGGAACATTTTTAGATTTCTTAGGGCTTATTGACATTTGATCTTGCATCATGGCTTTGTGTAAAACCATAACAACTCTGTGATCTGTAATGCCATCTATTTCCTGTTCCGAAAAACCAAGACCTAGGCTGTAGTTGCGTAGATCGTTTTTCAAATTAGAATCAGGATTAGCGTACTCTGGTAACTGTTGCACAAGAAGTTCAGCTTCTTTCTGAATTTTTTCTTGCAGAACTGTTGCCATTTCTGATTCGTTCTGTTGCTGAATCCGATAACGCTCGTTATTCAACTCAGAAATTTTTTCCTTGGCCTCTTGGTACTCTAGACGCTTCTCCATGTATTCCAAAGTGTCCGTGTCTTTGAGTTCCTGCCAGTTAATGTTTTCAAAACGCTGAAGTTCAGCATTCTGATTAGCTGACATATTTTCAAGCACTTGAACATACTGATTACGCTCTGCTTGAACGGCCTCTAGATTAGCCTCGTAAGCTTTTCTTTGTTCCGCTAGTGATTGCGATTTACGGGTATAGTCCGCTTGCCGCTGGTATCCGTTTCGTAGTTCATCCAGAGTAACCTCATGTTCTTCACCGTCTACTTTAATAGTATAAGTGGTATGGGTTTCTGCTTCATCTACTTCTTCTTCTACCCCTATTTCATCCTCAAGCTGGTCATTGTCTGTGGCCTCTAACTCTTCAGCCTCTTCTAATTCTTCGGTTTCTTCTTGTAGTTGCGAAACCAAGTCCTCTTCCGACTCAACCGTGCTTACAGGTTTTTCGATTGTTTGATCTGGATTGGTGTTTTCATCACTTCCAAACATGACATCGAACATGTTAAGTTGTGGCGTTTCGACTTCCCCTTGGGGATTGGTCTGTGCCTCACTCATTGTAGTATTCCTTTAGCTGTTTACAATTTTATCATTTTGGATGACTGCCTCTAGGTCTTCCTGTATGGAACGCAGGGCATTTAACTTCATCCAACACACTTCTCGTTCATCCGTGGTTTCAGATATACTCCACTCAGATACTAAGCCTTTATGTATGTTTTCCAAAACTTCCTTGAATACTTCGTTGTTCAAGATAGCTCTGGCTTCGTTAGCTTTTTCTCTAGAGTTCAAAGTTTAATACTTCATTGATTTTGATTTATCTAGGTTTTGATGAGAATTACCAGCATTCTCACCCTTGGCAAACCTGTTACCGTAAGGTTTAGGCGGCACAGTAGGCTTGTTTCCACCAGCAGGGGGAACAGCCCTGTTACCAACTTTTCCTACCACATTGCCTGAATACATTTTTGGCATTTTACTTCCCTTTCACCATTTTTTACAAGACCAATATCTTGCAGTTAATTTACTAGGAGGACTAGTGTCGCATCTGTGTCTGGCTCTAAAGCTTTTTCGTCTTGCGGGTTGATCTTTTTTAATAGACATGTTAGGATCGCCAAACCTTACCAGCTTCACCGTACTGCCTTGTTTTGCCAAGACTGCAAATTTTTTGTTTTTACCGGGGGTACGTTTAGGTTTATTATACCCGGAAAACCTTTCGCCTCTGTAGTTAATGCTCATGTTTTTATGATAAAGTTAATAGGTTGTGCTTTAAGAACCGCTGATCCTGAAGCTGCGCTAGCACTTACCGCTGTTCCTAGGGAAAATCCTGAACCAACTCCTACTGGAAAGTATGTTCTGTAATCTGGAACTCTAAAGTCAGAGCCTGACGTTCCAAAAACTGCACCCACAACCGCATACAAAGCTGAGTAAGTAGACGTAGAATAAGCACTGCCATCGCAAAGCAGCCAATCTCTAACGCCGCTAATTGTTTCGGTGGTGGGAATACTGTTAGAACTAAACATGCAAAGCGTTCCGGTCTCAAAACCTAGCTTGTTCATTTGGGCAGAACTTTGAGTTACTGCCGTGGTAGCAAGGTTTGGAAACTGAGATTTTAGCACCGACTTAATAAGCCGTAGGTGATCGTCGCCCTCAGAGATATTATCGCTAGCCGATGGGTTTGACGTATTTAACTGGCTAATGTAGCTAGCAGATTCTACCGTCATTTTCTTAGTCCTTTTCCTATTGTATCACTTTTAAACAGGTGTGTCAAGGGTGTTTATCCAATTTTTTCCCCAAGTAAGAGGACACGCTTTTGTAGTATCTTTAGGGGGTATTACTATTATATGAAAATCTCCACCGGGTTCTTTATAAAGCTGCAACAAACCTCCCCCAGAATCTATCCCCATTCCTATTAAAACTGCTTTTTCTTGTTTTAATAATGCTTCTGTTATTTCTCTATCGTAGCATGTAATAGTACCTATTTGATTTACAAAAGCAAAAGCACCAGTGCTGAAAAAAACAGAAGTTAAAAACAAAACAAGTGCTATAGATTTAGTTATCCAACTCAGGCCAATCATAGAGAACCCCCGTCTTTGTTTGATTTCCGCTCTCGTCAGTAGTACGCTTTACAAATAGTGCAGCTATAGCATCGGTGTCAGACGTATCGTCAATCGCTGCTTTCATCTCATCGCCCTTAGTACGAACTGCGTCTCGGTATTCCTGCACGTTGTCGGGAATTGCGGTGCCTTTGTCTACCTTGCGGATCACGTACCAATCGGTCGCCGCGAGAATTGACCCCTGCTGCGTGTTAACCTCATCCTTTAGACTGGTTTTTACACCCTTAACCAATTCATCGCCGGAACCAGTATCGTTCAGCGCCTTGGCCTTTTTGTTTATCGTGCCGTCAGCGTTTTGTGACCAAGTGTAAAGCCTACTGTCGGGGGGCGTCTCCGGCGTAACTTCGGCTAGCCCTGCCGCTGCCTTTTCTTCTGCCGACCAAATTTGCCAGTTAGGTGGATGTTTAATGCCACTGCTATTAATCCAAGAACTGCCTTCTCGGATAATTTTTCCGTTATATTTCCACATGATCTCTTCTCCTACCGGGCGTTAGCTGTTTTGAAGGGTGTTTTAGCAAAAGCCATATATATTATCGTGTTGCCGCTGCCATTTGCAGTTGCACCGCTGCTTCGGTATTTAAATCCGTTTGAAAGAAAATCAACGCCATCTGAGGATGTTGCTTCAGCATCATTTAAAGATGGCGAAAGATAAAAGGTGTTTGGATTTAAAGGGTCTCTTTTACTATCCCTTATATCCCAGTTATAAGCCGCCGATGCATTTTTAAAAATTATGACGGAGGGGGCAAAACCTGTGGCAACAAAGGGACCGTCTGCGTTACCGTTTCCAGTGTAGCTGCCGAACTTGCTGAACCCTTCAACTTCTGCAAAACAATAAGCAACATACGTTCTACTGCTGCCGTTGACATCGCTGTCAGTGCCAAGCGTAAAGTTCGATGACGTTGCCGCAGTTATGAAACCCGAAGAACCAGAAGCTGCTTCATTTTCATTTAGCTTCAGTTTGTTGGCGTAGTCGCCGCTCCAGTCGTTAACAATCCAATGTGTTGAACCGTCGCTTCTGCATTTAATCAGAACGACCGAGGGTTTGACGCCTAAGTTGTGCGAGATGTTGGCTCCAGACCCTGTTCCCGTGTAAGTCACAATATCAAAACCCGGCGTGCTGCTCTCTTTCCACTGCCAAGCGATATAATTTTCAGAGGAGGTATTTACTTTATCATCCGCCCCGAGCGCAAAGCCATCGGAATTGAACGCCGTTACTGTGTCTGCGTCAGTTGTCTCTGCGTCTCGATTGTTTGAGGAGATAATTTTTGTTGCGCCGCGCACGCTATCCGTCAGAACATGGCTGTCTGCCGCACTGCGGTTTTTGATCCAAATAAGATCACCTTGCAGATTAGAATTGCCAGTGTTGGTGATCGATTGCGTGCTACCGTTTCCAGCATACGTTGTGGCTTGAAAATATGCAGACGGGTCGCTGATGCTTGGGCTTGGTAAATTGGCGGTGTTGAGTGCCTTAAATCCTGTAGGTGGACTATTTTGAAAAGCTGACGCACCAAAATTAGCAATGAGGGTAGAATTTCCAGTGCCGTAATCGACGGCAAAAGCGGGGGCAAAGGTGCCGGAGATGCCGGTATAGGCAGCATTGCTACCCGCTGCCGGATCGCCAGACGCTTGAAAAGTGCCGTTGATGCTCCAGTAAATTTTACCGTTATCTAGGTCGAGGGCCACGCCAATATACTGACCGACGCTGAACGCTGAACCGTAACTGGCGGCGCTGTTATTATTTATTTTTTGGCCCGTCGTCGCGAAGGCATATCCGCTTGCGTCCTGCGAAAAGTTGCTGCCGCCAGAACCACTAGCTATTGCAAATTCTGGACTAACAATCCCGATGAACTCTCGGTTAACTCCTGACTGACCAAGTGTGTCAGCCTCGACTTCCCAGTACCATTTTCCACTACTGACTGCGAAGGTTGCACGGGCGTCGTTTGCCGAACCAGAGTTAGCATTTTTAAAGGTCAGATTACCGTCAGAAATCGTGACGTTGCTGCCAGTTTGATAATCGAGCGGGTTGATAACGGGGTAGTTTAGCGTCGGGCTATCCGACATCTGATCCGCCGCTGCCAAGCCACTGCTGGCAAAATCATTCCCGTTGCCGCTAGTGTCATCACCAAGTGCAGAACTGTCCTGCCCTTTTAGGTAAAATCCATTGTTTCCGTAAGAGCCTGTGTATTCTATCGGCACCCATTGGCCGGTCTCGCTATTGTACTCGCCAAAATCAGACGCAGCTTTTGCAGTGCCGTCTATAAAATGTATTTCAGCCATGTATCCATCAAAATAATTAGCTGCAGTATGGCCCTCACCAATTCTATGATCTAAAGCATTATTAAAGGCTTGTTCTTCATTTAGACCGGGAGTTGAATTTCTATCCCACTCAGTTTGTAATGCGCCATTTACAAAGCATTTAAAACGATCATTCGTAGTGCTTTGCGTAGTGTCGTATACAAAAACAAAATGATACCAAGCTGCTGGATCACGAAACGCAATTTCGAGTTCCCAATTTAATGTAGTTGTGCCGCTGGTTTCACTGTTGACAATAAGTTTATCCATTCCCCCGGTGCCGCCATCACCTTGGTCAAACTCGATAATACCTTGTGCGCCTCCTCCAGCAGCTACGGTAAAAAACATCTGCCTTGTACCAAGAGTGGCTCTTTTAAGCCAAAGACTATATGTCCAAATTTTACGGTTAGTTGCAGTACCTAGGGTACGAGACAAATGTGCAGAATCGTCGTCGTTAAACCGGATCGACTGATCAATCTCATACGTGACGCCGGGGTTAGCCAGCCATTGTGAGCCAAACATAGTCATTAGCTAAATGCCAGTTGTGGTGCGCCAAGTTGAATACTGCCAGAAGCCTTAACAAAATATGGAACGACATCAACCGCCGAAGCCGCCGTGCTGAGAGTGATGCCAGCACCGCCAACAGTTTCGTAATCTGTCCCCAGACTTAGAGTTCGAGAACCCGTGCCATCTTGAATAAAGACGAACACTCCAGCCTGTCCCACTGATTCCGTAGATGGATTAGCCAAGGTTACGTTACCTGTAAGCGTTAGCACGAAGTTCTGATGAGCCGAAAAGTCAATCGTCACGCTGCCTGTGTTTGACGTATCAGTGTCAGTTTCTGCAAGAATGATTGTGCCACCGTTAAGCTGACCAGCAACCGTCACATTGGTGGTGCCTGTCGGAATCTCAATGACATCCGCATCGGCATCGTTCTTGATGGTAACATCGTTGGTCGAGCCTTGCCCGGTAAGGATCAAACCTTCAGCAGCGGTGTAACCAATGGCTGCATCGTCCCCAGCAGCAGTATCTCCCGCAACCCCAAGTTTCCCTTGAACAGTTACATTTTGCGTTCCAGTAGGAATTTCAAGAACATCTTGGTCTGCATCATTCTTGATGGTCACATCATTGGTGCTGCCCTGACCAGTCAATATCAAACCCTCAGCAGCAGTGTAACCAACGGCTGCATCATCTCCTGCGGCAGTATCTCCTGCTGGTTCAACTGTTCCAGTTGCTGTTACATTTCCAGAAACAGCAAGAACACTTCCGTTAAAAGTTAGGTTAGCTTCGCCGTTGATAGTTGACGAGTCTACACTGGTAATAACACGGTTGTCAGAAGCATTTGTATAGGAAGTTACCGCACCCGCACTATCTGCTGCCCATTCAACTCCCAAAGATTCAGAGCTATTAGCTTTAAGAACCGTTCCGTTACTTCCTACAGAAAGAGCTTGCGGGTCTGTAGAACCGTCTCCTACTACAATAGCACCCTTAGCCAACGCTGCCAAGGCTGTTACTGCGCCCGTACCCGAACCTAGAAGTATGCCTCCATCGGTAAGACTTGTAGCGCCCGTGCCTCCGCTGGCTACCGGTATTGTCCCCGTGCTGACTGTAACTGAGCCAGTAGACTGATTAACCGCAATAGGGCTGGTAGCACTTATGCTGGACACTCCTGACAATGCCGATGCCAAGGTGTCTTTACGTACCTTATGGGTCGTGCCGCTGCTAACATCTACAATGGGAAGAACATCGTCATTAGCAAGACTAGCTTCACTAAGCTCCGAAAGGTCCGTAATTTTTTTATTAGTCGCCATGTCGTTGTTCCTCGCTTATGTTACTTAACCGTCCAGCCATGCAATGTTTACCGTAGCAGTACCGCTTGAGGTAATAGCAGCAACCTCGTCGCCCTCCACCACCGTAACAAAAATAGGTTCACCCACGTTAATTTGCACGCCGTTGGCTACAGTAGCAGTCGGGTCTTCGCCCTGACCGCCCCTGCATAGTACATAGGCTAGAGCAGAGGATGAGATACGAGCCTTTGTAATCTGTGCAGGACATCCGCTTGAACGAGTAGCTCCGCTGGTAGTTGTTGCGGACAAGTTTTCGCTAGAGTGTACTCGGTAAATATTATTC